GGCGCCACGGGTCCCGGAGGGGCCCCCTCCCCACCCTCAACGCTGATCATCACCATTCTCCGTCGAGAATGACAGGAATAGTGGGCCGTGGACGTGAATCTTTTTTTTTTTTATTAATCAATTCATCTCCGACCCTGTTTGATTTATGTGCATTACAAATGTAATGAGCTGGCTGCAGGTTGTTCCAATCCTGTGCGGCGGCTTGAGGTGAATCGTAGCCGAACTCCTGCCATCTTGAGACAGGAAGTATCTCATCGATCACGAAGGACAACGGATGCTGGGCATTGCTTGGCTCATCATAGTGAATAGGTCCAAGCTTTCCCTTGCAGATCCCACACTCGCCACCGATTGCACGGAGCCTGGCCCGGTGCTTCCGCCTCAGGTTCCCGTTACTATACCGGGGGTTAATTCCCATAATGCATTCCTCCCTGGTGTATGCCCGCCGCCCGATTCTGATTGTGTTCCGCAGCCATGTGGCGTGGCCTTGCGTTGTGGGTATAATGCCGAGCGAAAGGAAGCCAAAGACCCGGCTAAGCAACGGGCACAAAGAAAGAGCAGGGACTATTGTCGCACTGCTCTTGATAATACTATAGCATATATGGTATGTGACATTCTATGACATGATTACCGATTCGAACTCCTGAAGCGCTGATCCGTGCAGGCGTAAGACCTGACGGAAGGAATATTTTGTATCAACTGCTATCTGCTCGAACGTCTTGCATTGGACATACCGAAGGTTGAGCAGACGGACGTGGCGTGGATCGCTGAGCTGCTCAATCTCTCCAACGATCTTATGCTTGAGGCCTATCAGCTCATCGATGGATTGATTAATGGATTGCTCAAGGTCAACGTACTTCGCTACTGCATCAGCCATCGAATCAGGAACGCCCGAGCTCTTAACAGGATCACTGTCATAGCTTATTGCTCTGGTACCGAAGATGCTGGCTCGCATGTTGTTAAGCTCTTCCAGTCTGCTCTGTATTTTGCTGTCTAATAAGGGTATCTGTCTCAGATAGTCCTTTGCTCTGCTCATGGCTCCAGCTCCTTGTTTGTTTCATGATATTCATGATCGCCTTCTCGGCAGTCGGATCTTTATATCCGTACTGATTTCTTGATATGTTCATACTGATCCTCCAGTTCTTTCTTGAGTGCATTGATCGCCATCTGAAAGGCTTCCTGTTGTTGGTATGATATGAAAGGTTGTTTCTTGCGATTCTCAAGAATTTTTATGGCTTCTGTGATGGTCATTCTTCACCTCTCATTTTCTTCAACAGTTCTTCAATCTCATCAAAATGCCTGCCTGTCTTAGTCCACCATCTTTTAACTTGAGATGAGCAAACAACCAAACTTCCGTCTTTTCCAATACCGTTCATTTTATCACCATTAATTTTTACTACTATGCATTTCGTTCCAGTAGGACTTCCACTTGCTGTAATTTGTTCTACCTCATCCCCTACACAAATCTCTTCCTTCTGCTTCTTCCATGCTTCGTATCTGTCTTTGGCTTCGGAGTAGGTATCATACGTTGTCATGACCCCTTGAATTGTGGTATGTCCAAAACATTCATCAAGTTCGTGCTTTGCTAGACCATTGAATGAACCTATCTTTTTTGCAAACTCCCACACCTCGTCCTCAATAGCCTTGCGGTCAGGCTCGGTGTATGCTTCAACCTTTAATCTTGTCGGAAGATAAAATGACTTATCATTACCATTTACGCAAAGTGGTATTGCCAGTTCTTTTCCATACAACGCAGACTCCATGACATATTCGTCTGACATATCAATTATGTATTTCATTCTGATTCCTCCTTCAATTCTGACCATTCTTCTAGCGTGTCATAAGCCGCCTTGAGCATTTTGAATACCGCCACCACATCAGTTTCCAAAAGTTCCTTGAATCTTCCGCCGACAAACTTCAATTCCCAACACGGTTCATGTGTATTGTAATAAAAGTATCCGATGGAATACTTGCGTTCTTTTCCTTGATACTGATAATACTTTACAAGGTTTATTGTCTCATTAGGCTCATTTTCTTCTAATCTTGCAAGTCTTCGAGGACATGCTTCAAGGGCATAGTCACCCATTCGCCAGTAGAAGTTTAAATCGCTCATTCCTGTTCCTCTCTCTCCCCTCTATCACAGAACCCCTCATCTCTTGTCTGATCATGGTCAACATTGTCGATCTCAACATATCCGTCCTCTTCGAATGATACCCATTCTTCATAATGCATGGGGCATTCTTCTGTACCTCGGTGCTTGCAGTTCTTGCAGTGTATGATTTGTGATTCGACGGTAGGTGCATTAGCTAAATTCCCCCTGACCGTATTTATTGCACTGGCAAACACATATTTCCGTTTCTTTATTGCTTCAATTTCAGCATTTTTTAAGCATTCATCAAATGCATCAGCATCAATGATCCTCATCGGTTCTCCTTTCATTAGTACCCACCGTCATATTCCAACAGGTTTTCCTTCAATTCAGCATGAGCCTTTGCACATACATATTCCAAATCAGAGCTACTCGCATAACACAACGTCTGGTCTGTTCCGTCAGGGTTGTACCCTTTGCGGTATATATGGATAATCCAATCGGTCGTATGACTATACGTTATCTCGACATGAAATTTCCATCTGTGCTGAAGGTCTGCGAGAAACCTCAAAAAATCACTCATCTGTATCCCCTCTTCTATCTCATCATTAACCATACGCATATATAAAATCCTAGGCAAACCGATAATACACAAAGACATATGATTTTAGGTATCATTCCTCTTCACCTCCGTTGTAACTTCCACAGTTAGGGCAAAAATACCAAAACGGATTCCCCTCTTTCCCACATTCAGAACAGTAATAACGTCCATATATGTCGTTTGGTATTGATATGATTTGATTCCACTTCCCATTCTTCCGCCTTGATTCTGCGGATGGCAATTCTTTAACATCATCCAGAGCATCTTCTTCATTCATGATATGCTGATTAAGATTCCAACCTTTCACCATATCAATTACTGTCTGTCTGTCAATTAGGTCACTGGCTGACTCCAACATGATTTCAGGCTCTGCGGACGGCAACTCTTTTAATGTGGTCTCCACCGCATCAAGCACTTCTTCATCTGCATAAAAGCAATCGCTTAGCATTTTTACTAACTCATCAATCGCCGCCTGTCTGCTGATTAAATCATTCATTCTTCTTTCCTTTCCGCAGGACAATACGCCAACATATGTCCGCAATCATCATTGTGTTTACAAAAGCTACACGGATCTAACTCTGCGGATGGCAAGTTTTCTAATACATCGACAATCATTGTCGTATACCAATCAACAGGGTGGTCAGGCTCAAAAGCATCAATTGCCGCCTGTCTGCTTATCATGTCACCGACACAAATGTCGGGAACATCTTGCTCTTCTCCAAACACCTTTCCATTCACCACCACCTTCTGAATCTCTATTCCGTCAGGTAGGGTTATTTCTAATGTTCTACCACTAACCTTCAATCCATGATTCATTATACCCTCCTGTTCCATGCTTTTTTAACATTATTTAAACGGTGTCATATTCCGTCGTTCCCCCATTCATAATCCATAACTGCCTTGATCGACCTGCAAAGCACTTTCATAATCTTTTCATCGTCATGTTTTCTTTGCTTCTTTATAAATTGATGCGAATACATCTCCATACTTTTCTGCCCCAATTTATAGCAGTGCTCCATGAAACCGACATCAAGATATTCGTCTTTATCGGGAATATTCCCATACTCCTTCACTTCGTATTCAAGATAGTCTTTCATGGCGTCCATCACGGCATCTTCCGAATCCTTATTGCCATGGAGCTTCTCAACCATACAATCAATAAAACATAGTTTGTCATGGTACATAAAAGCTGGATTTGTCATTTCTGTGTATTCTGAAAACACTTTTTGCACCTGCTCTTCTAAATCATCAGGAATGCAATCTAAGTCTACTTTTAAACCTCCAGGTAAAAATACGTTCATTCTTCCTCCTCTACTAAAACCGCTCTACCTATCCTCTCAATACTAGACCCATCATCAAAGATATATGCCGTTCCACTATCTGGAATCGGCACACCTATCATGTAGCGTCTGGGGTGACCTTCGCCTTTGTCCTCGTTTATAATCCCAAGGCAGCCACGCCACTTATGATTTTCGGTAAACTGCACTACATCATTCTTTGTCATTCATCTTCCTCCCTTGACGCCATCAGAACCCCTGCCATCAGAACTCCAAAAGTTCCACCGACAAGCATTCCTAGTCCAAATGCTATTACTGTTGTCATATTACCCTCCTCAAATACATATGAATATTCCTCAACTGAAAGCATTCTCGCATCATCTCGCTCGCTCCACTGTGGTACGGTCTTTCCACCAGCACGACACGAGGGTAGACTGCTTTCACCGTCACAATATCACCCGTGCTCATGCTGGCTGACTTATCGTGGCTTCCAAGTCCGTTAATAACCTTCATCTTCATTCCTGCGTATATGCTCATGAGAGCCCCTCCTTTACGCTCTGACACGCTTCTAACCATAGCTTGGTAAAATCCTCCACCCAAGCATTACGGCGTGGTAGAACGGCCTTCTCGAAGCCGTAGTCACGTTTCCTTCGTTTCCTTCTGTTTATCTCTGCCCTGATACGACTCTTCCTCTCCATCTGATACCCTGGATATTCCTGCATCAGGATCTTCAGCGCCATCTCCAGTTCCTGAGTGGATAACTTATCGAAATGTGGTCGATAGTCCTCTGTGCTAGAGTGAATAGGCATGGTTACGACCTCCCTCAGTCCAACAGGAAAGAGTCCAGGGTCTATCATGGTGTACTTCCCCATATCTTCTTTTCCCTCCTCATCCATTCTGTCGGCACATCAATCTTCATCTCATCCCTGATAGCCTCGACATATTCTTTCCACTTCACCGTCTTGTCTGTCAGGCAGTCTGTCTTCAGATTCCATGCCCTCATAAACTCCATGCCTCTCTTATGCCCAAAACCGAATCGAACATGAAGGATTTCCAAGGCCATGCACAAGGCGGTCTCATAGAGGCATTGCTTGTATGGTTCTGCCGCTCTATTAAGTTCTTTTAAGGTTGCTGCCGTTTTAATTGGCACGACGCCTCTGTTCCGGATCTCCGTCTCGATAATCTTGGCCGCCTCCATCTGCCCCTCTTCCTTCAGTAAGCGATACGCCATATCAAGGCCCTGCATTCTGCCTCTGTTGTATTCAGTCTGTTTATTCGCCATCACTTGCCTCCGTTCTTTATACGGGCCAGCTGACGGTTTACCTTAGCCTCGGCCATGAAGTTCAATTCTTCGGAAGTGACTCCCATGCGTCTGAATACCTGATCCAGCACAACTATCACATCAACCATCTCTGTCTTGAGGCTTTCTTCACGGACGAACTCCTGGCGTTTGTCATTTCCGAACATGGATCGTTTGTAATGGTTGCATGCAGAGATAAGTTCTCCGCATTCTTCCATTAATTGGTCTAGCTGGTTAATCAGCCCGTAGTAGTCAATTATGCTCTGATTTACGTCACTAAGTAATTCCGATAAAATCATTTCACTCTCATTCTCCTTGCTTACCTATATGCTCTAATTGCGTCTGCACGGCCACGATCAGATGCTCTGCCCGCAACACGTTGGAATGCTGGTTCAGTAAGGCCACTCCATCATTAATGGCAGCGGCGGCGTTATAATCTGTTATTCCGGCAGAATACTGTTTGAAGTACTGCCAGAGTGCCTTGCAGAATTCGTAGTAATCTCTTAATCTTTCGTTGTCCATATATCCTCCTAGAATGGAATTTCGTCGAAGTCGTCATCAACGCTCACGAAGTCCGGCTCCTTAAAGTCGATTTTCCAACCAAACTCATTCCTCATCTCCGAGATCCGCTTGCTGGCGTCATCGAAATACAGATTAATACCAGGATGCGTTTTTCCATTCTGTCTATTCTTCGTAATCTGCAGAATCCTGTCTGGTGGATTGATATCGGTCTTATCCTCTTTTGGCTTGTCATACCGGATTATCACGTCTGCGAGATTAGTAATATTTGAGCTTCCGAGAATATCATCATTCCGGAACGAATCAGATAATGACTTCCTCGGATGTGCCACCAAAAGAATCATCACATCATATCTCTTTGCCATCTTTGCGAGCTGCTTTATGAAATTACTCTGCTGGCGATACAGATCCACTCTCAGATCATCACTCATTGCCGTCATGAGATTATCCACCATTAGCACCTGACAGCCATACATCTGAATCGACTTTTCCAACAATGCAAGCAGATTCTCTTCCTCTTCGTCATCACGAAGGGCAGAATCATTATCATAAATAAAACATTTGTCTTCATACCATGCGTGCAGCGATTCCAGCACGTCAGGATTTACCATGTAGCTGACATAACCAAGATTGCTCTTCAGCGCATTAATCTTTTCGGGCCCAACCAACTGTCTGTCAATCCAGTCCTGCACAATCCAGTCCATCAGTTCTCCGGAATAAATGAAAGACGTATAGTCCTGTTCAATCGCCCTGCTCATAATCTGAGAAGCCAGCGTTGACTTTCCGTTCCCTCGCTCGCCCGTCAGAATAACCAGATTCCCAAGATAGAGACCGTTTGTGGTTCTGTCGAGCGTGGCAAGGCCTGTTTTGACTGTCTTCTGGTCAGCAGGATTCTTCCTCTCTACTTCCGACAATCTCTTAATCTGATCGCTTCCGACAATAACTGCGTTATCGACCGCATTCCGCAGAGCTTTCCTTCCATGCTTCACCAATATCTCGTTTGCGTCCTTACAACCAAGATAGTCTTCTTCACGAACACGATAGACTGCTCCATGGAATCTCTTCTTCATGTCTTCCAGCAGAGTAATGTTCCCATCTTCATAGTCTCCGAACACGATCAATTTTTTGAACTTCCACATGAAATTCCAACAGTACGGTACCCATGTAAATCCTCTGGCCCCTGTCGGCACGCTCACGGCGTTCATAATCCCCGCTTCCGACAAACTAAGACTGTCAATCTGCCCTTCCGTCATAACAAGCGTATCTGATGTCTTCGGATTGCATTTATCCATTCCGAACAGGATAGGCCTGCAGCCGGGAAGCGACCATTCCTTATTCCCTTTGTCGCCTTTCTTAAAGTCCATGTTCCGATACTTGACTAACTGAAGCACTCCAAACTCATCATAAAACGGAATGCACAGTCTCCTATCATCGTCTTTATGTGCCGTAATAGAATACCTTCTTGCGATATCCGAGCTGATTCCTCTGGCTTCCAGGTATTCGATCGCACTATCCTTAATCTCTTCCGGTCTTGGATACGATCTTAAATCTCTAAACTTCCTCTTTGGTCTGTAATACTCGTCAACCTCTCTTCCGAGGCTGAAATCAAAGTCACTTGCCAACGTGAGCATGTTGCCCTTTGCGCCACAGGTAGACCGCAAGCAATTAAACTGACCATTCTCAAGACTGATCGCAAACGTATCCTTATCAAATCTCGGATTGTTGCCCTTACAATACGGACAATACTTGAAGCGGAGCTGGTCACCAACTCTCCTCACTTCTATTCCCTGTTCACTAGCAAATCTATACGCATCGTCCTCACTAAACTCATAGATGCTCTTCCTCATTCTTCCCTCCTGAAAAGTGGAGCGGAGCTCCTTTCTTTAAAGTATCTTTATATATATCTTTAATATTATCTTTTGTGTGTGTTCCCTACGACACATACCTATGTGTTGCGTACGACACATACCCCTGTGTCGTGTACGACACATACCTATGTGTTCCCTACGACACATACCTAAAGCTCTGCTATGTGTTGCGTACGACACATGTTTTCCAATTTGTCGGAGACGCCACCCTCATCAGTTTTATGGTCCTTGGTCTGTCTCCTTCATACACTTCCAATACCCCAAGTGAGACAAGACATTTGACTGTTCTGGAAGCACTTGCTCTTTCTACTCCAATATCCTTCGCCATCTTCCTGATAGAGATATAGTCTCCGGCAGGCTTATGCCAGCCATCAGTCTTTCGTATCACATACAGAATCACAAGGAGCTGCAGCCTGGTAAATCCGTAAGACAGCAAGGCGTCATATATGTCATTTTGGAATTTCGTGAAGTTATCCATATTCACCTCTTTCCAATCTTTCCTTAAGATCCCGATACAGAATCTGTCGGATCAGTGCTCCGGAGCTGTCTGCCCTGCAGAAGATCGGCGTCATATTGTATCGCGCGATCCACGCAGTCAGGGAGGCCATGAAGGCATTCGGATGATACTTGGAGCGATAGCGATGCATCATGATTGCCTCCCAGCTCGCATTTTCCACGAGGAGATAGATCTTCGCTCCGTTGGAAGTTGCTCGCTCGAATTCCCTCTCGAATCTTTTCCTACCTCTTGTGAAGTTTCCAGCAAGCTCATCAAGGCTCATCTTCCTCTCAATAACGCATAAGGGAGACAGACGGCCGGAAGCAGGATAGACGGGATTTCCGCCTATATCTGCATTCCATGTATAGTCGCCATAGTCCAGAACAGTTCTCTCTGTCGGAACTTCAAGCGACTTGATCCGCCTCTTCGCCCTCGCTGTGTTCTGCTCCCTGGTGTCGATAATGATCCGAAAACTCTGCAGGATCTCTTCGATTTCAAGAACTTCCATAGGCTAGAACGGAAGCTCTTCTTCTTCGCCTTCCGGGATTTGCAGGAAGCCGTCACTTGTCTGGTTGGAAGCCGTCACAAGTTTATCGTTCGGAAGGTTCCCGTAGTTCCCAGACCGCACATCATCTGCGATGCAAGTCCAGCGGAGGCGGGTATGGTTGTATACCGTGCCGTTATATTCACTTTGTTCGATATGAAACTTTCCACCGATCTGCTTGCCCTTGAGCGTCTTGAGGTCTCCAGCAAACACGAATCCATTGTTGGAATCCTCAAGATCTCCGAAGAATGAATTCCAGTTGCTCCATGCCCATGTCGGGCTGCTGTCCTGCGGGACATTCAGACGATAGATGGCATCGTGAGGCCATTTCTTGTCTTCGTTAGAGTTATCCTGGAACTGCTTGGAATAAAAGTCCTTGTACTCGCCCTCTGCGATATCGAAGGCGATGGTCAGATGGGTACCTGTGCCTGACTTGTTTTTGTCCTCTCTTGCGTCCTTGATTGTGATGACATAGGCTCCCTTCGGAAGTGTCTTGAATGATTTGCGCCTTTTTGATTTGTCGTATGATGGTAATGCCATATATATTCCTCCTTAGTTTCCCCACGCTTCCAGCATAGTCTTCCACTGTCGGAAGCTAATCGGTATGTCAGTAAGTTCCTCTCCGTCAACACCGCAGACAATAACAGTCCCGACAATCATGTCTGGGAAAGCGATCCCCTTGAGAAAGTTCTTCGGAAGTCTACGGATCTTGCCTTCTTCGTTACATATAATTACTACGCCCTTGACTGCCGTGTTCGTGATCTCGATCGGGCCGTCTACGGTCTTCTGTAAGTTCTTCAGACTGTCAGAAATGTTGGTCATGTGGCCGTACTCTTCGTCTGGTCGTTTGATGATGCATTTAATCTTTTTCATCAATATTCCTCCAATGCCTTAATCACAATCATAATGTCATTGTCGCATTCGTCAGTCTCAAAACTTCCGAGCGGGATCTTGCAGGTGCTCCCATCTGCTGACAGAATGAACTTGTATTTACCGTCCTGTCTGACAGACCAGACTACGGTCGTCATTTTAGATTCCAGCACCAGCTTCTCGAGTTTTCTGCCGTTTGTCTTGATCCTTGTGCGAATAATCCCGTTGTCGTCAGAGATCGTCTCGGAATGTGCCAGGATAATGATTGTCAGATCGTCTCGCATTTCCAGGGCCTTATTGATCAAGCTCCAGCCGTTCTGTGCGAGATCTGTCCATGCACTTCTCTTGTCTCCGCCCTGCATGGAAAGGATCGCCATTTCTTCAGCGACCATCATGCCGTTAATGGTATCAATGACGATATATCTGATATGCTCAAATTGCTCGTCCTCGTTTATGTGATTCAGAATATTAAGAACCACAGAGAACTTGTCGCTTTGATAATAATTTCTGATATCCTTGTTATATTGCTTTTTCCAGCCCTTCCAGTTTAGGCCCTTCTTATCACAATCAAGATAGAAGGTCTGGTCTGCTGGAAGGTTCCGCATAGCGGTCGTTTTACCACTACCACTTTCACCCATCACTCCGATTACTTTAGCCATATTATTCCTCCTCTCTATCCGCATATATATGCCGGGACAATGCCCGGCGGTACTCACAATGTTCTTCCCAGTCTCTGTCTCTCTCTTCCTGCTCACAGAGATCCCGATCGTAATTCTCGAAGTCTCTTACCGGATCATTGGTTGGAGTGAAGTATCTACTCATCTTCCATCTCCTTCTTCCATGTGCTGATGGTGGCAGGAGACACTCTGAACTCGTCAGCAATCTTACTTTGAGTCCATCCGGCATCGAGCAGAGACCGAAGCATTCCGAGGTCTTTCTTTTTGGGAATGATTCCTGTCTTTTTAGGCTCCTCTTCCTTCTCGGTCTCTGGCTCTGATTCTTTTTCTGTTGGTTCTGGGATTGGTGTTGAAATGCTATATGTTGGTTTTGGTCTCGGAGTGACCCCAAGGATAATCTGAATAGTGTCGTCATCAGGATACTTTTCGTGCTTATAGTAGCTAATAAGTGTCTGCACTCTCGTCATTGCGTCGAGGTACAACTTATACTCAGATGTTGGAATTGATACAAATTCGTTTGTCATATTGTCCTCCTTTGTGGTACAATAAAAATGTGATTTTTTTGTTGAGTCCTCGATGTTTACGTTCCTGTTTGCCCGAGGTCTTTTCATTTTGGCGTTCCATACTCTTCTAAAACACAGAATGCATTGAATGGACTGTATGCCCGATCGCCATAGACAGGATCATTATGGCAGAGAACGTCTACCCAGCTAAGTAAAATCCACAGCAGAACGGTAGCTGCTGCCATGGTTAATACATTCAGTATTGCCTTACTCATAATCCCATCTCCTCATGTACGCATTTTTGGATCAGACAGAGCCGCTCCATCATCTCCTGAGCATCTTCAGAGTTCAACTCGTGGACCTTAAACCAGCTGTCGACCATGGTCGCGATCGCAGCAAAAAAATATTCCTCGTCCATCTCGAGCATCTTATCGAGCATCACATTCAATATATCATATGTCTCCATCAGCTTTTCCATATCAAGTATCTCGATCATTTTCTTCCCCCTCTCTTTTCAAAGTCTTGCGCTGTCCTTTAATCTCTGCGCTACTTCCGGAACAAAATATCCTGCTCCGATCTTTTCCAGACCGAGCAGGTATTTCCTTTTAACTCTGTCCTTGTTTGTATCCCGAACCACCCGGCTGACTTCTGCAAGCTTGATGATCGGAACTCCTCCGGTAACCTTGAGCAGACTTTTCTCAATCTCGGACCTGGTCATAACAACCCTCCTTTCCTTCTCGACGCCCCCTGAACACCAGCCAGCACAAATCTATGTATCATTAAAACTTTAGAGGAAGGAGATTCACATAACAAAAAAATCATAGCTGGTAAACATTTGTAATGGTTAGCATTTGCAATGGTGCTGGCTGGCTTTCAGGAAGCGCCGTTATATTAAGTTTCTGATTAAAGAATTTCCTGTAATGGCACATCAAGGATATCAGCTGCCTTTTTTGCGATCGCAATGCTTGGAGAATGGTTTTTCCATTTATAAAAACCGCCTTTCGATAATCCAAGCTGTGTCTCAAAGTCCGTAACCGACATTCCCTTTTCTTCAAGGATCTTTTTGATGTTGTCAAAAATCATTCATTCACCTCCTTCAACAGAATAAGAGGGAAATTTCACGCAAACACAATTGACAAATTGCGTAAAATATTCTATAATGAAATCCACCACAAATTTCATAGAAGACGCGTGGCCTTGTTGTGTATTGCGTAAAATTTTCAACCTCAAGTACTATTATACGTAATATATTCAACTTGTCAAGGCTTTTTGCGTAATTTATTCAACTTTTTTGAAAGAGGGATTCGATATGAGTAATTATGAGAAGATAAAAAAGCTGTGCAAGGAAGAAGGTATTACTATCACAGGATTGGAAAAAGAGCTCGGATTCAGCAAAGGATCTCTTTCTAAGATTGACAGAAACAAGCCAAGCATAGAGAGGATCACTAAGCTGGCAGACAGATTCCATAAGCCGATCGGATATTTTGGCAAAGAGGGAGATGATACATCTAATAATTCTCAGAAATACTACGAAAACGAAGAGCTGGTAAAAGAGGCACAGGAAATGTTTGACGATAATCAGATGCGCTCTCTTTTCCACATGAAAAAGAATATGGACCCGAAGCGCTTCCAGGCTCATGTCGACATGATGAAAGAAATGTACCGTCTGGAGCACCCAGAAGACTTCCCGGAGG